GAGGAGTACTATGAACTTATAACCATAAGTTTTGATACTGCTTGGTCGCCACCTATTCCCGTAATCAATAAGTTAAAACAAATGTTTCCCGATCTGTACATTTCTGGTAATTATGTAGGAGAAGGAAATGAATTTGCAGGAGTATTTTAGGGAGAAGTACTATGAAATACGAAGTGGTAATTCGTCTGGGTTTTGATAAAAGACCCAGACGCAAAGATGTAGACAATAAATTGTTTGACCATATGCGAGATAATGATTTAAGATATATAGTTAATAAACAAAAGAAATTAGAATTAGTATCTATCAAGAAAGGAGAAAGAGATGGCATTCGTAGGATTTCAAAAAAAACCATTTACTGAAAAGTTTAAAGACATAGGCAAGTACATAGAACTGTACGAGTTAGATAAAATATATAGATGTTTGTCAGAACTGCGTAAAGACTATGATAAACTTTCCAAAGAAGGAAAACATCAGTTAGATTTTTTAACCAATTATTTTGTTATTTTGGAGCAGAGCGATTATGAAAACACAAGAAAATAAACAACCCGAACCCGAAGAGATCAAACTCTCTTGGTCAGAGGCTATAGAAATTTTAGAACGGCACATTGTACATAAAGACTACATTTCACAGTCGAGCTTAATGAAAGCATTAGAACGAATTAAGGCAGGATAGTGAAGGATATCGTCTATAAGGTGTTATGCCGCACAAAGATTTTTTTCAGAAGTTTTAGGAGATCCCGGCCCGAGATAATGTTCCGATGGTCATCGTTTCAAGTTTGTCATAGCCTGGAATTTATTATGAAATTAAATTCTGTGGCAAAGTCCCCGATAGAAAAGTTAAAGACTAACGACCCGATTGATGAGGTTGAACGAAAAGATTTATTATTAGTCTGCACAAAATTAGAGGAAGCCGTTGAGCAAATCAAAACTAAAGGTTCTTGATTTATTTTCAGGGATCGGTGGATTTAGTCTAGCATTAGAATCTACAGGTCATTTTCAAACCATTGGCTTTGTGGAAAATGATGAGTACTGTCAAGCAGTATTGCAACATCATTTCCCCGAAGTCCCGATTTTAGGAGATATAAAAAATGTCACAAAAGAAACAGTCCCGACCCGTCCAGATGTCATTTGTGGGGGATTCCCCTGCCAACCCTTTTCAGTCGCAGGAGATCAAAGGGCGAAAAATGATCCTAGACACCTCTGGCCAGAGATGTTGCGAATTATCAAGGAACAAAAACCCACTTGGGTTGTTGGAGAAAACGTTAGTGGACTCGTCAAATTGGGCTTGGACGAAATACTCGATGAAATGGAGGATCAAGGCTACTCCACGAGGACGTTTAATATACCAGCTTTCTCGGTTGGCGCCCCCCACCAACGACAACGATTATGGATTATTGGACACTTGGGCGACCCCGAACACAATGGATCACCTACCCCCGAGAGACAAAGAGGACTGCTCAAGCAACCAGAAGAACCGAAAAAACAGATCTCGATCTGGGAATCTAAGGGAGCAAGTAGTGCATCAGGAGATGTGGCCAACCCCGACAACGAAGGGTTACGGTCACGCATCGGAGGGGATGACTTTGATTATGAGGAGGAAAGTGGAGAAGGGGGAGTTGACGGAGAAGGAAGCGCAGGAGATGATGAATGGTACGACACTTCGCCCACCCAGGATGAAGGAATGGATGTTCCCGACCCCGACAACACAAGAGACCGAACACAAGAACATCGAGTTGACAAAGACGGGAAGAAGAATATCCAAGGACGGCAAGAACACACACAGTCTAAGTCTAGCAGACACGGTGCAGATATTCCCGACCCCAACGGCAAGGGACTACAAGGACAGAGGAAAAAATACAAACTACCAAAAAGCAAAAGAAAAAGGGAGATTGGCGGGAGCAGTTGGTGGGACGTTGAACCCAACGTGGGTCGAGTGGCTTATGGGGGACCCAATAGAGTATTTAAACTCCGTGCCTTGGGAAACTCCATCATCCCCCAAATTGCACAAAAAATAGGTTATGCTATAATAGAAGCCGAAAAAAATGGACATAAAGAAGGTAATAAGTTTTGATAAAGGTGTTCGTTGGAAAGCAGATCACACTTCCAACCCATATGCTATTGTTCTAAAAGCAAAAAAGATTTGGTACTTTACAGAAAAAGAAAATACTAATTCATATACATTTTTTAAATTAGCTATTCAAGATAATGCTAAACCATTTAAGTGGGGGTTGCAGCACCAGAAAACAATTATGGTTTTTAAACATAATGAGTATTATTATTTTATGGCGCCACCTGACATTGTATATAGAGTATTACCAAAAGAAGAACAGAAGAAAAAAAGAAGAAGGTGATTACTCTTGCATTCTTTCAATTAAGATAGCATCAAGCTCATAACCCATCGCCCGGAGAAGTAACTCCATCTTATAAATAGACGGCTCAGATATTTTCATTCGCTCATAGTTTTCTATTGTACTAACACCAACACCAGACTCCGAAGACAACTCCTCTCTAGACATTTTGGTTTTTTTTCTTAGCTCACACAAAATGTCTGCCCAATGTGATTTTAAAACAGACTTACAGTGCACACTTACCATAAGCCTTAAATATCATTTATGGTATTTAATGTAAAGTTTTATTGCGTTTCTCAGGAGAGAAGTCTTCTAGAATAGTTTCAAAACTAGCATCTTTTCCTTCTACCATTTCAAGTGTTGTGTTACGAACAACGGCAAGCATATCACACACGGTGAAGATACCCATTTTACCTTTTGCTCCTTTTTCCAAAGCTACACGGAGTAGTGCTACAATCTTTTCGTGTTCTAAACTTTCGTCACCATCAAATACTTTTGACACTTCTAAATAAAATTTTTGTGTAGACTCTTCACTCATTTATCCATCCTCCATTGCTTTTTTTATCATCTGTTTTTCTGAAGGTAAACTGTAAGCTATATCAACAAGATAAGCTATTTGTCTAGCTATCGACCTTGAGTTTTTTTTCTTTAACTTTTCTAATTTTTTGTAGGTTTCTATTGGAACCGCTACACTTTTCATTTTTGTTATATCTGGCATAATTTCTCCTTTATGTTAACCATTTTTTTAATTCATCGCCCATAACTAAACTGGCAATCTTTTTTTTGTTTACCAATGCTTTTACAATCTTTTCGTCTATTGTTTTTTCTGCAATAAGATCTACATAGGTAACTTTCTTCTTTTGACCTATTCGATGACAACGATCTTCTGATTGCATACGAAGTGCTAAGTCAAAACTATTAGCAAAATAAATAACGTTGTTAGCCGCAGTTAATGTTATGCCGTGCCCACCCGTTTGAGGATTGCCAATAAAAAAACGAGCATCTCCATTCTGAAACTGCTCAATGGCTTCTCTTCTGTCCTCATCAGAAGTATCACCATAATAAGTAACCGTGGACCTGGAGCCGTGTATCTTGGTAAGCGATTCGTAAATCCGCTTAATATCGTAGCGAAATCGTGACCATATAATTATCTTACCCGACATATCTTCTATGCAATTGATAAGCTCTGGCAGACGGTTATCCTTAATTTCTATAATCTTTCCATCATCCGTTTTTGTGTGACCAGATAATACTTGTTGTAGTCGCACTAACTGTGTCATAATATTCGGTGCTGTCATAAAGTCTTCATCAGTAATATTAGCCAAGGCAAACTCTTTTATTTCCGAATATATTCTTTCCTGATCCTCAGTTAATTGGACATTTCGTGTCAGATAAATTTTATCAGGTAAATCCAGGCATTCTTCTTTCATAAT